AGTGCCATTTGCGTTAAAGGGTTGTTTCCATTGTACCATTTATTGCGCAGTCCGTTCTTAACTTCAATCTTGTTTTTGTCCAATCCCTCTTTTATAGTGTTAAGTTCGTTAGAATCAATTTCAAAAAACTCATAAAAAGTTGGTTTTGATATTGGCAGTAAAGTTACTACATCCTCAATAAAGAAAAGTTTCTTCTTCTCTATTAGGTCAAGTGCTTGTTGGTATATTTTAATCCTGTCGTATGCCATTGCGTTTTATTATTAATGTTGGGTCTAATTTTTTCATTCTGTCTATTATTACTTGGCAGTATTTTGGGTCAAGTTCCATTCCGTAACATTTGCGTTTAAGTTGGTGTGATGCTACCATTGTACTTCCGCTTCCTAAAAAGCCGTCTGCAACTATTTCGTTTTCTTTTGAACTGTTTTGAATTAATGGTGCTAATAATAAAATTGGTTTCATTGTCGGGTGTTCTGCACTTCGGTGTGGTTTGTCGCAGTGTATTATTGTTGACTTGGTTTTATCGCTTAACATTTCAGTTAGCATTTTTTTCATTTCGTCTTTTGTTAGTTTTTTAATATCTAATTTGTCTTCTATAACAGTTGTATGCGTTCTTTCGTTTGTAAAATAATGCGCTGCTCCTTCCTTCCATCCGTATAAACAAGACTCGTGTTTATTTTGATAATCTTGTCGCCCAAGAACTATGTTATTTTTAACCCAAATTAAATTTTGTTTTAATAAAATACCCGCATCAATTAATGCTTTTCTAAAATTAATTCCTTCAGCTTCTGAAAACCAAACATAATAAGCACCACCTTTTTTTGTGTAACTTCCTAATGCTGTATAAAAATCGTATAAAAATTGATAAAACGAATTGTTATCCATTTTGTCATTTTCAATATCTGTTTGGTTTCTATTTCCTTTATCTGAATAATTAAGCATTTTATTTTTAGATGAATAATCTACGTTATAAGGTGGGTCTGTCATAACCATATCGCAAAGTTTCTCATTCATAACTTTTTGCCAAGTGTCAACTTGCGTACTATCTCCACAAAGTAAACGGTGTTCGCCTATTTCAAATAAATCGCCTAAAACAATATCGGTATTAATTTCGTTTGGTATTTCGTAATTGTCTTCTACTGGTTCTGCTTCAATTATATTTTCGTTTTCAAATGATGGAATATCTAAACCCCATTCAACTAATTGCTCGGTGTCCCAACTGTTAGCAAGCATATCCCAATCCCATTCACCTCCGCTCACGTTGTCTTTGATTATAAACTCCTTTTGCTGCTCGTCTGTGAGGTTTTCTGCTACAATAATAGGCACTTCTTTCAGTCCTGCTTCTTTGCACGCTTTAAAACGCATATTACCGCCTAATACGACCATATCAGCGTTAACTACTATTGGTCTAATGTCTAGCATCTCGGGAAAGTCTTTAATAGACTGAACCAACTTTGCAAACTTATCATCCTTAATTTGTCTAGGATTGTTTGGGTTTGACTTGACCTCTGAAATTTTTACTTTTCTGCTTTGCATAACTTTAAATATATTATTTGCTCGATATAATACTCTCGTAGTATTCCATTCTGTACTTACGCCATAACGCTTCATTGCTATTTTGCATCACGTCTTCTTTTAGTTGACTGCCTAAGTCTTTTCTTAACTCAGGATTCTCAATCAATCTACGCATTGCTTTGTACCAATCTTTTTTACTTGCAACTAAACAATTCTTGCCGTGTTTGCTCATCCATTGGTAAGATTCCACATCCGAAACGATTACTCCTAAACCAAATGCACCCATTTCAAGCATCTTTAATTCTGACTTTGCTCTATTGAACTCGTTGTATCTTAAAGGAATCAAACCAATGTCCATTAAATTATACGCTTGTGCATAGCTATACACATCTGCTGCATTTATCCTGCCGTAGTTATTATCGTCTAGGATGTAGTTACTAGTAAATATTTTTTCGTACTTATGCCAAATTGAATCTCCATCGTAAAAACCTGCAAGCATAAACTTGTAATCCTTGTAAGGGCTTTTGTTCAAAGATAGGATTTCGCCTTCGATTAGTTGCAAATCTTCTAGGTGGGTTACTGAACCACTCCAACCAATGTTTACCAACTCGGACTTCATTGCTGCTATCTCTGGGTTAGGTATGAACTGAGGTTGTTCAAAATCTATTGTGTTTGGAAATACCTCTACGTTTTTGTTAAACTGCGACACCACATATTTGAGATAAGGAGTTGTCACCATAATAGCATCTGCTTGGCTAAAGTTGTAAATCAATGCCTCTGCTCTGTGGTTTAGCTTCCACTCTTTTTTTAGAACGTGACTATCGCTTAATTGGTAATGGTCATCCGTATCTATTATAACGGGGATGCCTAATCGTTTTAGAATCTTCCATACGTTTTCTTCGTTGCCTATTCTTGATATGGACCTGCTTGCAATAATTAAATCGAACTGAGATAGCTGCGATTCAGGAACGTGGTCTATACTTGCCATTTGGCTGACCTCGTGTCCTTGCAAGTGCATCTTTGAATGAGGAACGATTAACCTATGGTATTCGCCACCCATTATTTTCTGTCCTGTGACTAGTAGTATTTTCATTTTATTGCATTTATTAAACCTTCAGTATTCCATAACTCGTAATATTCTCCGCCCGCAGGTATTACGTTAGGTGCATAGTAACATATCTCTAATGCTCGCTTACATTTCAAAGATTCAGCGATGGCAAAGTTCATTGATTGATTCCCGATAAATAGCTTCGAGTTGTTTATTATCCTAGCTAAGTCTAAGAAATTCTGAACTGCCAGATATTTGCAGTTAACTTTTTGACTGAATATAGAATACTCAGCACTTGAACCTGTAAAGTAAATAGTTTCTTTAAGGTCGTTTAAAATAGTGTAGTCAATGTTCGGGTTTTGATAGCGTTCAGTTCTATTTACCACTATGTAATCATTTGGCATAGTATCAATGTGCAATATCCGCTCTGAGTAATCCACGTTTGTTAACTCAGGAAAGGCTAAAGCATACCACCTTTTTATATCGTAGGCTGCTAGGTTCATACCTATGCTTCTGAACTTGTCTAGGTCGTAATCAAGTCTTTGGTTTCGGTAAGGTAACACATCGTAGATAAAGTCAAACTCCATTAGTAAAGGTCTGAGCATCTTATAAGCGTAATCGTTCAGCATCACATCTCCGTAAGCGTGTTTAAAGGTAGGATTGCCACCAACATTAGGTGCGTTAATGTTTATGTAAAGAATCGCCTCTTTGTCGTGTATCTCACAGGCTTTCTGAATAGCAGGCATAGAGTAGAGAATATCTCCGCTTGCTCCTGAGTGTTTAAATTTTAGATTCATATTCTTCAAAGGCATTAAAAACTTTGTGAATTAACTCGTTCTGGCAGTTACCGCAATGAATGTTTGCAGTTACATATCCAAACAAATCTTTATGTGCTTGCTGAAATGCTAATATCTCTAAACCGCTCCACTTCATTGCGTGATTTGTTTTAAATGTCAACCATCTTTCTTTAAATGGCTTTAGTCTTTCGTATTGTTCTTGATTCATACGTTTAGAGATTTAGAAATAAAAGCACTCATAACGCTACTAGCGCAGCCAATCATAAACGAATCAATAATTCCATTGCCTAAATACAAAGAGTAGCTTAAACCGCCCCAAAACGCCATACAGAATGAACATCCAAAGGGTTTAGCTAGTTGCTCCCCGAATAGTTTGCCGTAGACGTTAGTCAAAAAATCACTTGCACCAATCCCAAAGGATGCGCTAAGTGTTGTAAGAATCAGAAAAGTTTTTAAATCTGTCATGGTTTTCTAGTTTTAGTTTTTTAATTGTTTTTTGTATCGTGTATTGGACTGCTCCATATTTAATGCCAGTCATTACTGAAATCTTCCTGAACTCGCCAATGTCGATGTAAAGTTTTAAAAGTGTCTGGTCATACCAATCTAACGAATCAATCTTATCTTTTACTTCTTGAGTAAAGGTTTGAAACACATCCTCCCTATTTTCAAGTTCAGGGTCTAAGTCGCCTTCTAAACCAATTAACAAGTCTATGCTTTCGGTTTGGTCATTGTGCCTATACTTTCGGTAAAATGGAGAATGCTTTGAGTTCCAAGAGTTGTGTGCAATCTTTACGAATAAGAACTTTAAATACTTTTTTTCTTTAGCCTCGAGTATTTTCTCGTCAGGCATATCGAGCAGATTAATTATAACCTCGTGAAACAAGTCTTCAAATAAAGCAGGTGAGGCAATGTTCCTGCATACGTTTCGGTAAGCAGAGTCTTTGTAGATAGCCTCTATGATTTGTGCTTTATTCATTAGTAGTGTATTACAAAAGTATAAATAAATATTTAATATGTAACTTATTTTATTTTTTCAGCCTTATCCACATAAGCAGTAAACCCCATTCTGTTTAATTCTTCAATCCTAAATTTTTGTAATGGCTTTAGCGTGTCGGTGTATTCTTTGCATTCAATGAAAACACATTTACCATCCTTTAGACACATTAAGTCTGGGATGCCGTTCTTATTTGTTTTAATAAGATTAACCACATACCATCCATCTGCCTCCATTTTCTTTATTATCTTTGATTGGTGTTTTGATGCCATTTCTTAAAAGTTTGAAGTGTAAAGTCTTTCTTATTCATTACTGCTTTATAAATTTGCTGCTCTATTCCTTTATGAGAAAATATCCAATAGATATTACTTTTAACTCTATCCTTTGTGGTCATCCTATCCCTGCTCTGCCAATAGCTAACTGCGCTAAAATCAATATTGTAATAAACAATCGCACTCGCTGCACTTAGGTTTATCCCTTCCCTACCGCTAACTATCTGCAAAGCTATGTTTTTATCGGTTGTATTAAACTCATGTATATTATCTGTTACATCAATATGCCGTTTGATTGCTTCGAGTTCAGCAATGAACTTATAAAATATGGCTATTTTTTGATTCTTAAACTTCTGGGCTATGAACTTAGACTTTGTTTCATCAAATACAAACCTACTACCATCTTCAAACTTTATTGTGCCGCTGTATAGTTGGTGTAGTTTCTGCATTTCCTTTACTGCCGTATCTGCAAGAACTACTCCCTTTTTGCCCTCAACCACCTTATCCTTCTTTAGCTTGGTAATTACATTGTAAGTACTTGGCTGCATTATAACCGTACACACCTGTTCCACTATTTCGCTAACAAACCCCGCTTCGCCCTGTGTTTTAGTTAATATTATCGCTTCAATGTAAGGTCTTATCTTATCGTAACTAACATCGCTATAATCATTACAAGTGCCGTATGATGTATATTTTAGTTTAGGCTTACCAAATGATTCAAACCACCTATAAAAGTTCTTATAATTTTTGAATGGGCTGCAACTGCTTACCCATAGTTGATGGAATATCTGAGCATTGGATTCGGGCATAAGCGTTCCACTCATTAAAATAACATCGCATCCATTTAAGCAAACATTAGCCGCCTCTTTAATCTTTTTGTTTGGCTTTGGGAACGCTCCTAGTCCGTGAGATTCATCAAATATTACTAAGTCATACTCCGCTTTGTATTTACTTAGTTGCTCGTAATTTATAACCGTTAACTTATTGCAATGTTCAGCCGTTTGATAGTCTGATTCAATACTGCTTATCGCTTTCTTTTTAGTGACAAATAAAGTATTTTTATACTGACTTGCAATAGCCAAAGCAATATGAGTTTTACCTGTTCTAACTTCAAAGTTTAGAATTAATATACCATTGGCTTTTAATATCTCATTGCCGTTGTTAACTGCAATTTGTTGATAATCTCTTAATTCAAACATAATTAAAAAGGTATATCGGTTTTAAACATTGGCTCAATAATATCTTTTGAAAGTTGAAACCATCTGCCATCTAAGCCTCGACCTTCTGTATATTTTGCATCAACAAATATGGCATAGAGTTCTAACCACTTCTTAAATTTCTTTTGACTTAGAAACTTTTTAAAGTCTGGATACTCATTTACAAAGTCTTCAAATATAGTCCCCTTGTAAAGCCTTTCGTTTAGTTTAATGTTTCCTTCTTTAGTCCATTCAAAAAACTCGTGTGCAGTTTCAACAATAAACTTTCTAGTCAAAAGGTTTCCGAATTCATTATTAACTAAACCATTCTTTAAATAGTACTGCAAGCAGTTAACCATATAAGCATCAAACCTCGCCCATTCTTCATCAACCCAATCATCAAATAATAAATGCCCGAAATGGTCTAATGGTGTATTGTTTGAATTAAAGTAGCTGCTCATTTCAACCTCAAACTTCCTGCGCTCAAATGAACCACCGACACCACCCACCGTGTAGTTAGTAGTAATTAATATTTTAGGACTTTTTTGTATTGGTAACTTAATTGCATCCTGCCCTTTGTACTCAATGGTAATTCCTTCAGTAATTAAACTAAATAGTGATTCAAAAGTAAAGTTCTTTTTTACGTCATCAAATACCAGAACTTGACAATCTGTGCTTACTGTCTGATATGGGAAAGTTTTTGTAAACTCAAAGGATTTACCATCAATCATGCTAACCTTTTTCATCTTAGAGATAGCATTCCAAAAGACACCCTTGCCGCTTCCGCCATTAGGATTCTCGCTTATTGTTTCATCGTTAAAAATAATAGCCTTGTTATTTGCTGAGGTCTTAAAGGTGTGCAATAGATAACCAATAACTGATTTAAAAGTATTGTATCTATCTCTATTCTTACCGCTAATTAACCAGATAAACTCTCTGAATATTGCCTCGTGATGGTCGGTGTCTGTGTAGGTTCTATTAATAATTTGATTCTTCCAAACGTAGCCATCCAAGTTTAAGTAATCTATCTTTTCAGTCTTGTTATCGGTAATCTTTAGGGCTAAGTTTTCATAATAAATAAAGCACTCTGTTTGAGTATCTTCTTTCATTTTAATATCTGCCGACTTTAGAAAGGATAAATAGTTTGGAGTAAAGAACTGAGGATTGCCTGCAATGTAATCGTATGGCTTAATCCCTATTTTATCATTGGCAAGCAGGTATTCTAAAACAAAATCCTTTATTCTTTTCTCATTAGTTTCCTCAATAAAATTACCTTGTCTTTTTATAAATGTATAAGTATTACCGCCAGCAGGATAATACTTCATGAAGTTTTCTTGCTCCAACCATTTCTTAAATTTAAGAGGGCTTAAAGAAATTTTACCCTTATCGCTAACATTCCAAAAGTCATCCACCTCCATCGATTCCTTAACCCTCTCAATCGTTTCTATTTCGTGTGGATTAGATGCTCTTTCTAAGTTAGTCTTAATTTGTTCAATTCGTTTGCCACTTAATATTTGTTTTTGAATATGTGACTTGGTATTGCTATCTTCAAAAAACTTTGTGCTAAAAGTATTTTTACCACGCTTGTAGGCACTATTAACTAAGTCTTGTATCTCATTGCCATTAAAGTCTTTTTCAGCAAATTTAAGCAGGTGATTAGATGCAGTTATTTGACTAATGCCGAAATCATTTAAACTCATAGCAAATTTGAAAAGATTACTATTCCTTTCTCCATTTGCCATACTATACTTTTTATTGAACCAAGTAGTTAGCCTGTCAATAATTTGTGATTCAGATTTTAAAGGAACTACCACATCACTATAAGTTGAACCAATTTCGGTGTATTCTTCTACCTCAATAGTATCGTATTCTATTGCATCAGGATTATAATATAGTTCAGGGTCATAACTTTCATAACAAAACCTGCTTATATCCTTTGTCGACTTATCAAAATAAGGGCTGTCAATCTCAGCCATAAAAGCATTAAAGTAACCTTTGAAGTTTTCAGCATCCTTTGGAATCTTAACTAATGCTTTTAATCCGCTACCAGATGGTGAAATGAATACAGAAAAGATATAAGGTAAATTTATTAATCGCTGCTTAGTTTCATTTAATATTTCCATATCTGGGAACTTATCAAAATCAACAATCATCAAACCGCTAGGGTCTAAAATATTTTTATTTGCTCTATGGCTAAAAGTTCCATTGAAACAAACGCCAGGCAACTGCTTCTTATACTTATCTTCTTTGGTTAATCTAAACTTTTCTACAAGTTCTTTAGAGTTTCCTTCGATAATTCGCTGTAAGCAAATTTCTACTGCCCTATGAAAAGGGTTAGAGGCATCTTGTGCGCTCTTAAATACTGATACTAATATTTTACTCATACTTTGAATGTTTTAGTTGAATGACTTAAAAAATATCGGGGAAGGGTCATTCAAACCTTTTAGACAGCCGCCGCTGAAACCCGATTTTATAGAACAAAACTACATCTATTTATTAAAACTAATACCATTGTGCAAATCTTTTTATTAAAAATGTCGGTTATGACACATTGAAATGACACATTGCAATATAAAAAACTCAATGTTTACAAGGGGTATTCCAGATGAGACACATTTTTGACCTTTTCAGAAACTTTTGGAAAAACTTTTGCCTTTATCATTTTTATACCAAATGAACTAGCCAAAAAATGTGACAATGCGTCTAATGTGTCATTCTCCTTTCCGAACTTTTTCATAATTTCTTTAATTCCTCATCCAATCCTTCTAGCACCTTATACATCGAATCTTGAAGTTGCTCCCAATCTTTACTTTTGAATCTGGCATCGCTTAGTAAGGTTTCATCAATCTGTTTTATAAAGTAGTTAATCTTTGGTTTAGCCTCTTTAATTACTCCTATGATGTGCTTGTTGTCTATTGCATCTCTGCAACTCCAGACTGTCTGCATTGCCTCGCTTGCTGCCTTGCTGCACATATAAGCCATTAGCAGGTTTTGGATAATAGTTCTTTCTGATATCATAGCAGCGTTTCAATTTGTTTAATCCTATCCACAAATAGCATATCCTTGTAATCAAGATAATTCTGAATCTTTTTGCGAGCGTTCATTATTGTAGTGTGGTCACGGCCTCCTAATCTTAAACCGATTGATTGTAGACTAGAATAAGTATGCTTGCAGGCTAAGTAAGCTATGCAATGCCGCCACCACATTATCTCTCTTTTTTGTGTCTTAGATGTTAGTTCCTTTTCTGAGTAACCGCTTACTTTAGTGACTGCCCAAATGATGCCGTCAAGTGTAATCTTGTGTTTGTTAACTCCGTGTACTCTGACGTAAAAGTTTGGTTTGCTTATTAATAGTGTCATTTAATTCGTTTGCCTTCAATATAAGTTCTAGTATTTAATTCAATTAATTTCTTTGCCATCGCTGCCTCAATGTCTTCTAGGTTAAAGCCTGTTAAATGAGCCATTTTAAACATTAGAAAGAAGCAGTCTGCTAGTTCATCCGCTTGCTCAGTTCTGCCGTCTAAGACTACTGCCTTTCTAAACTCCCAAACTTCTTCGTGTCGCAGTTTGGATAATACGTCTAGCCATCTTTCATCGCCAAAGGTTTCTTTGCTCCATTGGATGTATTCGTTAATTAGTTTTTGGTTCATACAATGCCGTCATTAAAGTGTCCTAGATATAAAGAGCCAGCGTTTCTATCATTAAAGTAGGCATACATTAAATCAAAACCAAAGGCTGCAAAATCTTTACAAATCAATTCTATGTTTTCGTAGCTTTTAGGTTTTA